GTGATTTCGGAATCAGAGAGGGGTCGAAAGAAAAACGGATAGCCCGGAGTTTATGAGGTGACGGACTCGAACGATGTCAGCTCGATGGTCAAGTCTTCATCGGTTCGTTGTGCCTTGAAGGTGGCGACTATCTTGCCCTGCTTGTTGTAGTGGCAGTCCATGATGGTGTACTCGGCCGTCACGTCGTAGGGGTCGTGGTCTTCGTCTGGTATCTGTGGACCTTTGCCGTCCATTGTCTTGCGGCTCAGCACGTCCTTTGCGTGGTTAGTCACTGCGCTCTTGCGCTCATCCATTGTCATATCCTTCAGCTTCTCATAGTTCAGGGTGCCGAAGATACCCAATCGTTTGTTCTCTTGCATAGTTTCTTGATTATTGATTATGAATTTACTCATGAGGTTGTCCTTCCATCGGTCTTGCCTTGCCTCGGCACGTTGGCGTACTATCTTCGCCGTGTTGCTGCCGAGCTCCTTATGGATGCGGGCGTGGCAGGCGAAGCACAAACTTTTCAACCCTTGAAGTCCGCAGTCGATAGCCAACCGCCGCATTTCGTCTTTGGTTCTGGCAGTCTCAATAGGCACCACATGATGTACACATCTGGCACTTGTCACGATGCCTTGCTTCATACATTCTTCGCAAAGTCCGTTGGTGCTTCGGAGTTTGGCGATGCGCAACTCTTTCCACTCACGGCTGTTGTATATCTCCTGCTTGTCCTTGGCTACCTTGTCCGATACACCTCGCCAGTTGCGTTTCTTGTTCATATCGTTTCTTCTATCCAAAGTCTTACCAGTTCGCGCATGTCGTCGAAGGTGATTGGCAGCTGGCGATGGAAGCCTTCGCTGTCGGTCGTGGTGATCAGCCAGCAGTCCTTCGCCTTGCGGTCGCGCTTCAGGGTTACATTACCATTCATATCCAAATGGTCTGAATCCGAGGTCGTAGAGTTTCTTCTCCAGTTCTGGGTTGGGCTTGCTTGGCTTTCGTGGCTCAGCAAACTTGAATGGTTCGTCATCTGGTATCATGCTGTTCGCCCTCCCAGTCTTTAATTTCCATATCAGCAATGTCACGGTCGAAATCATCGAAGGCGATGCGCTGCTGACTGTTGGCCAGTGAGTCGGGCGTGCGGTGTGGCTTGCGCTTAGTGCGCTTTCCCCATTCGATCGCCTTTCCAAAGTCGGTGAAGTTGCCCATCTGTGGCCCTTCGGCAGCGTCCATCTCATTGAGGTGTTCGATGAGCACACCGTCACAGAGGGTGGTCAGCGTCTCGCGTAGGCTTTCGGTTTCGAGGGCGATGCCCACTTGTCGCAACTCCTTGTAGAGTCCCTTCATCGAGACCTCGGCCACTCGCTCCAGTATGTCATCCACACAGAGCGTCTGCTGTGCCTGGTCGCCCATGAACGGTTTGTCAATCATTACCATGCCGAAGCCATCGCGTGGCCGCTTACCGTCGTGTTGCTGAACGATGAGAATCATCTGGGCGATGTCCATCTGCGCCGTCGGGTTGGCGAAGTTAAAGGCGTTGTTCCATCCGGCATCCACCTCCAGCATGTGCAACAGCAGTTTCATCTTCGGTGATACGTGGGTGGTTGCCTTCGCTGCCGTGATGATCACCTCGATGAAGAGTTGGAGCAGCCCATAGATATCGGTGCCTTTGCTCTTTGCGATGATGTTCAGCAGTTCGGCCACATACGGCGGCACCTTGGTCGCCACGGTCACGAAGCCGTCGTCACGTTGTTTCTGTTCTCCTATCATTGTGTCGTTTATTAAAGTTGTATCGTTGTCTCAGTATCTCCCGCCACATCCGCACCCGTGGGTCTTGCAACTCTATCGGGTCGAGGAATGGCTCGTCGGAGTGCCATATCTCTGTGATGATGTCGCCTATCCTGACAGGCTCGTGGGTAGGGGTCGCGCCGCTTTGGTCGGAGGCCGTAGCACTTTGTTCGGTCGCGCCCTGCCATTTGCCTGTCTGTCTTGGTTTGTCGCCTGTCCTCATCATGCGGATGGCGATGTCGGCAATGTCGGCCTTGTCGCCGTCTTCCTCGCGCCAGCAGGTATCGAAGAAGTTGGTATATACTCGGCAATGGTCATAGCCCAGCTTGTCGCACACCTCCTGCCAGTCGTCACGCCCGTCCTTGTCTGGCCACAGCCATATCGTTCGCCCTTGGTCTATGAGCGGCTGAAGGCTGTCGAGTTGCAAGTGCTTCAGACCGCCACAGGCGAGCCATATCTGGGAGTCGAAGTCGCCGTAGTAGTTGGCCATGATGATGGCGGTCTTCTCGCTTTCAACGATGTTGATGACCGCCTTAGGGTATCTGTTCAGCAAGTGACTGCCGAAGAGCGGTTTCAAGATGGTGTGGTGGTCGGGGTCGAGCTGCTGGCGACATCCGTCTTGGTTATATATCCAACCAGGGTGTTGTGTCTTGTCGCGGTGACCGTCGGGCAGGTACTTCATCAGCTTGGCGGCTCGCGGTATGCCGTTGTGGTCTATTTGCCAGAATACGACGCGACCATCGCGCCAACCGCCCACGCAGTACATCCAAAGCGTCTGCTGGAGTCTCTCCTGCTGCTCATCATCCCAAGGCAGACCGCGCAACCAATACAAGAATACCACGGTGCGCTCGGTGGCGATCTCCATCGTGCGACTGACATACGACCTCGGTATCTCCAGCACGGGAGGTGGTGGCGGCACTGGCTTTGGTGGCGGTGGTGTCCAGTTAAGCGGTACATTGTCAACGTCGATTGAGTACTTCTTGCCAAGGTAGCGGATGGCATCTGGGAAGCTCATGTTCTCCGCTTTCATCAGGAACTGCACGGGGCCTCCCTTCGCGTCGCAGACGAAGCAGCGGTAACTGTTGCGCCCTGGCCTGTCGTATGATAGCGTCGATGGTCTGACGATGAAGTTGCCGTCTGTCTTGTCGTCGTGGAACGGGCACAGCCCTGTGAGGTTCACGCCAGCCTTGCGGAGGTCTACGAAGTCGCCTACGACCTCTTCAATCTTGGCGTGCTCGATGACTGAGCGGATGATGTCTTCGCTGATCTTTGGCATAGGTCGGAAATGGTCGGAAAAGGTCGTATAGTATAAAGGGTGTCAACCTTTTTACTATAAAGGGTGAGACCCTTTTTAGTATAAAGGGTGGTTATCGGCTTAGTAGCCGATTTTCGATTCTTTGCAAACATTTGCCGAAATCTTTGCAAACATTTTGCGAAATCTTTGCAAAGAATGTTTTCGGAGTCCTCAGAAGTCGATTATCTGTAAGACCCTGACGAAAACCCCACAAAACCTGAATACCCTCCTCAATCCCCTATATATATTTATATAAATATATAGGGGTTGAGGGTTTCGGGGTTTTGCAAGGACTGTATAACCATAACGCGCGTGTGTGTGCGCATGAGGGGTTTCAGGGTTTTTGAGGGTTTCTGAATCATTCTACATCAAAGTGTGCGACCTCTTCAGCAGCGTCGGCCAATATCTTTGCCGCATCTGCTACGTGCTTTGCCTCTTGGTGTACGCATTGGAAGGTGTTATTAAACTGACCTTTGCTTCCGGCCATGCTGATCATCGCCTGGAGTATAAATTCATTCTTTGTCATGTCGTTAATCGTTGCTTGGTGCAAATGGTAAATCATTTAGTATCGCGTCGCATTGTGACGTGTTGAGAGTATATCGGCCATTGACAGGCAGACTGAAAACGCCCGCACTGTTGGCCTCGTTGAAGTATTCCTTGGCTTTCGTCTCGCCAACGTGCATCCGCTTCTTCATTTCCTTCACGATGTTGGAGAAGTACTCGCTATTAGGTGGAGAGAGGAACTCGAGCAGGCACTTGACAATCTGCTTCTTCAGTATCTCGCTGCTGTCGGCTGGTGGAGGAGGTGGAGTCGGTGTGTCGCTGATTTCCTGCGGACGGCCCCAACCTTCGACTGAGAGTATCTCGAAATCCCAGTCATCGACATCCTTTCCACGGGCTTTCAGTTGTTCGACTGAGAAATAGATGGGCGGTCGGTTGGGTTTCTTGTCTTTCTCCTTCTCGTTTTTATGCTTGCGGACGGCAAACACCTCGGTCACCTTGCGCTGGGCGATACTACCGAGTGAGCCGACCATCTTCTCCGTGGTCGGGTTCTCGTGCAGCACGCACCAGGTGGACATATCGTAGTGTGTCGCCATGATCATCAGTTCACGGATGATGGGTGTGCATTCCTTCTGCTCGTTGTAGTCTTCCACAATATCCAGAAGTCCGTCGATGAACATCACATCTGGGTGGATGACATAGGCGAGTTTCAGGATTTGCTGCCAACGTTCGGCAGCAGTCACCGTATCTCTGAGCCTTGCCACCTTGAACCGTTCGCACGGCTCATTGAATGGTATGCCAGCCAATGAGCAGACGCGGTTTTTGATAGCGATGGTGTCATCTTTACCCATCTCCGTGTCGATGTAGAGCACAACAGGCATGTGTGGCGGTTCGCCTTCATATTGCATATTACCGAACTTACCACAGAGCAGGGTGGCCATCACTTGCGACATAAAGGCCGTCTTGCCGTGTCCGCTCTTACCTGTTACGATGTGCAGTTCTCCACGGTTGGCGAATGGTGTGCCATTGTGCGAGAGCGTCCATCGTGGCGGGTGGTACGGTTCGGTAAAGTCAAGCAGCAAGCCTGAAACATCGACACCGAACCATCCACGCTCCTTCAGGAAGTCGGGCACTGGCTCAGGTTGTCCTGGCAGTGGTATTTTATTATCTTCGTTCATAGTTCCTTAATCATTTCATCGGATATGTCCTTCCATAATGATTTCGCCGACTCATTAGATTGGCATTGAAATCTGAAGTTCGACAGTGCATAGGTGGTACACACTTCTACAATCGTATCGTCGTCTGAAGGAATATGAACAGCCACGATGTCCTTGACTCTGATGGCTACCTCTCCGTTTTTGTATATTCTTGCCATAGTTCCTAAAGTATTAAAAGGGTGACGTGGAAGGCCAAGCATACCCGTCCAGCTTCTTATCGGATTCGTCACCCCTCTCTTTTTTCGTTTTCAATTTCTCTCAGTGTGTCTGCTTTCACCTCGGCAATCTCGCGCTGCACCTTTTTGACAAAACCTTTCGTGGCGAATATCTCCTTGAAGTCGTCAACGGCTCCTGATGCCGACGAGTAGAGCAGTTCGGGGTCAAGCCATGCCTCCATCAGCTGTTGCAAACCAAGGTCGATGTTTCGCTCTTCGACTTCAGACAGTTTGATGGGATCGGTCTCAGGGGCGAGAAGCATCAGTGCCCGCATCCAGTCATTTGAGACTGGCTTCAGCGAGAACTGGCTGAACACTTCGTCTATCACCTTGCGATGCAACTTCAGCCCCACCTCACACTCCTTCGCGGCACTCTCAAACAATGCCAGCGAGAGGTCGAGCGCGGCCTGTGCGGTCATCACCCAGGCGACGTGCTCAGCGTCCTTTACATCATGTTGCACGAGACTCACGCGGTACTTATTCACCAGCGAGGTGATCAGCGGCTTGGTCTTGGCATAGGCGACACCACCGACACCCTTCCAAAACTCGTAATATTCCTCATCGCTGATGTTGCCATACTTGCGCCTCACGTCGTCAGGCATGTCGGCGACATGGAACATCCGATTGGTCTTGGTCACCACCAGATTGCGCTCGTAGTCATTGAAGCTGCGCACGGCCTTTTTGAAGTACCATCCCACCAAGTGACCGCCTTTCAGACTCTTGCGGAATGCCTTGCAGCGTCGGGCATGGTCGTAGCCCTCCATCATCACCACCCACGCGGCATTGTTGCCAACGCCACAGACGAGCTTGAAGATGGCAGCTGCATTTCCGACGGCTTTCTGTATATCTTCGTAGTTCATACGCTTTCATGATTGAGAGTGGTGACCTCTATCGGCCACCACTCGCAGAAATAGTCCTCACTCTGATGTTTCATCGTCGCTCTCTTCCTTTCGTTTGCTACATGCAGTCTTCAGTCTGTCAGTCTCTTCGCTGATTTGCCAGAACACGCAACAGTCACGCTTGTCAACCGTTTGCGGATTGCCAGGTGTATAATTGCAAGTGCGTCGCGGCCCTTCCTGGTCTTTAGGCTGTTTATACTTGCACGAGGCGCAGCACTTCTTAATGAGCGTTCCTTGCGAATTGTAGACGAATTCATATTGAACACCGTCTATCTCTTGGGTGATTGGGGTGTTAGAATGGGAGGTCATTTTTTTCGTTGTTTATTGGGTTACCGTTTGCGTCTACTTTCGGTGGAAATGGGGCTTGCTGCTGGCCTTGGTTCGGCTGTGCCTGCTGTTGTCCCGATGCCTGTGTGTTCGCCTGTTGTGCGGGCTGCTGTGCGGGCTGATTTGCGGGCTGTGGGTTCTTCGATGCACTGGCTCCAATGAAGGTCACAGCGTCGAGTCGCGTCTCATTGAACCAACGTCCATTGTACTCATGAGCTTCTATGTGGAAGCGCACACGAACCTCGTCATTTGGTTGCAGGTTGAACTGCTTGATCCTGTCTTCACCGAACACTCGCATCACGATGTACGATGGGTTTGTCTGATTCGGAAACCAATAGTATGCCATCACGTATTCCTGTGACATCCACTGGTTGCCGGTTGATTGGCTGACACCGCTTGCCGCTGGCATCACGACCGAAATTTTTCCTTCTAATTCCATAGTTACTTCTCGTTTACAGGTTCATCTAAATAACACCATCCAATGATGTCTTTCGTTTCAATCACTGTGTACGATCCCTCTCCCTTGTCGTTCATGCCGAGCCAAATCTTGCCGACAACCATACCATCTTCAGCAGGCTCAAACTTCCAGACGTAGCCGACAGAAGTTTCTCCGTATTGGAAATCATGCTGCCTGACTACCGCCACAAGCCGTTTCGGGTCTGCATCTTTTAAACTGTGAAAAACCACATCCCGCAGTTGGAATGTCTTACCAAGTAATTTCAGGAACAAGCCCTGAATGACATAAATGCCGGTTGATGACATCTTAATCTTTTCCATAATCGTAATTATTAATAAATGAATCTTCTTTGTGACTAAAATATCTTTTGATTTCATCCTTCGATGTGAAGGCATCGACAAACTTGGCAAACGACTTTAGGTATTTGCGCTGTGTCGGTGTCATCGTCTTCTCAGGTATGAAGGTGTTGAATGTCATCAAGTATGAATCGCCAATATACTTGATGTAACCTTTTAGATAGGAGTCCGGCAGACGAGCAACTGCCTGCTTGTCCTTCTCGCCTGGACGTGGATCACGAATATCAACCACACCACACATCACTAACTCCACAAAGTTTCTGATTATCAGTTTGCGGTCGGTCATATCGACACCGAGACGGTCTTTATCTGCCATCCGTTGAAACAGATGGTCGGTGAACAGCGTCACACCCTTCATCATGCCATCCTCATTCTGTATCATTGTCGGTACCATGATGGCCATGTATTCAGCGGTCATGTAGTAAAGAACCTGATAGTCTTTGACAGTAGGCAGAAATCCATAACCGTTAGAGAGATACCGCCACCACAGCAGCCATTTGTTGCCAAACTTCGGAGAGTCGTATTCAAACACCTCGCTGCGGGCATCTTGCAGTTGGTTGTAGACTACTGATTTGAAGTTTTTATAGCTCTTCTCTTCTGATGAGTTATGCTTTGCAATCATTCTCCTCAGCCAGTATCTCGCCCGCTCGCGGTCTTGCTTAAACTCGTCTATCAATTCGGATGGTTTCGTGTAACGGGTAATCATATTACACTAATTTTGGTTGTTGTTCTTCTTCGACTGCTCAATCAGCCCACGCTCTTCATCGGTCATCGTGTCGAGCGTCACCTGCTTAAACTCTGGGTGATGCTTGAAGATGTCATGTGCGATGGCGATAGCCTCTTTCGAGAGACTGGCGATGCGCTCGATGCCTGCCTTGCCTGCAATCTCTTCGGGAGAAATCTCTGACTCACCACCAATGGCATCGAGGTTGTTCGAAAATCTTAATTTCATTGTCTTTTTGCTTTTTAAGTTTTACGCTTGTAATACTTTTCCCTTGGTCTTCAGCGGCCAATCGTCGTAACCGTTGGTGATGACCATCTCTGGGATTGAGGAGTAGTCGTAGATGTCGATGCAACTGCCCTTGCGACGATCGAACCGCTCAGCCTCTTTCTTACACCACGACAGGGGTAATCCGCGAGCGTCCTGCGGTTCGTCGAGGATGTCCCAGGGCGGCAGTCGGTAGTTCTTATTGCCCTGGAAAAATGCCTCGATGTCTTCGGCTGTCAGCTGTTCGCACACCTTCACCGCGTGGCGCATCTTCTTCACCCACTCGGGTGGAAACGGGCAGTGCCATTCACCTCCAGCGTGGTATGGTCGCTTGCTGTAGATCATTACATACCGCTGACGAGATGAGCGAGAAGACCGCCAAGATATACGACGGCCAAAAACGCGATACCGAGAACTGCACCGAAACCAATCTGGCGCAAGATGTACTTCAATTCCTGCGCTTCGCTTTCATTCTGTTTCATATCTGATATATTTTTAAATGTAAATAATCTGTTGAAAACCGTCAGAACCTCGCGGCGGTGACGGGTAAAAAAATTCAAACTTGAATGATATAGAAAAATTTGCAAGAACCGTCAGAACCTCGCGGCGGTGACGGTGGATCAAAAAAAATAATTAATAATAAAACAATAAAGAATTTACAAGAGCCGTCAGAACCTCGCGGCGGTGACGGGTGAATGCTGTAACAAACAAATTGCTTATGAAAACAAATCTTAAAGTCTTTCGTTGCCGTGACGGGGATCGAACCCGTGTATCACCTATCTCGTTGATTTGAGAATCGGCAACCCCGTTCTACCAACTGAACTACACGGCATACCATATATATTTATCAGAAGTGAGGCTCATGCAGGTGCCAAACCCTGCCTAAGATACTTGATTATTCGCTGATGACATATAGCGAACCTCGTCCTATCTGTACGTTCTGTTAAAATTCCGCATTCCTGCGGCTCATTCGGCTTTCATTCTCTCCCACCCTTCCCTCGGCCTTACACTACTACCTATCCACGTGCCTGTTGCACCTCGCCCAACTCGTGAGCATCTGGATTCGGAACTTACCTTGTCGCCTCTGGTTGTACTTACGGGTTGGGTACCGTCTCTTCCACTCCGTCGGATTGTTGGTCTGTTTCGTTGCCGTTTCGATTCGATACACGTACAGGCTTGCGCCCTGGCTGCTGTACCTCTTCAGTGATCTCAACAAATGATGCTGCCTACTTACCGGGATTGCCTCTGCGCGTCCCTCGGCGTTTGCGGAAGGTGAGGGACTCGAACCCCCGACGTACCTCGCGCTTTCAGCATTGCCTCACGCTCTCGGTGCCTTTCCTCTCGGCCAACCCTCCTAATATGTCTTATCCTGATTACTCTTTGTTTAAGAAAACCAGCGAACTTCACAGCGGGCTGGATAGTGTTTCACATTTGAACTTCAATATGATTATTACGTATAAAAAGAATTGGCAACCGCTGTTGCAATAAGAAACAATCATTATAACTAAATACCTCTTTATATCGCCTTTTTCAATTCTTGTAATTGCTTGATTCTTCCGTCAGCCAACATCGCCTGTATCTCATGCAGTGGATAGAGCCAGCCCTGAATGTGCTCCATGCCATTCTCATCGGTCCACTCCACACGGGTACGGTTGAACATCTGACCATGATCCTTCAGAAAGCGCGGTGTCAGTGTGCCGACGTGTTCACACAGCACCTCAGCCGTCACCCACTTCTCTGCGTAGGTCGTCATCGCCTGCCTCACCGTCGCCACTATCTCCGCTCTCAGCTTGCTGTCCATAGTCAATCACGCTCTAACATTGGGATGATACCACGTTTCTTCAGTTCTTCGTAGAGGAAACGACGGCCTGCCTGCGTCCATTCTGTGTGAAGAACCACGTCCGGGCGACCATCAGCGCGTGTAATGTCGATGGAACGACTCGAAACGTAGCCGCAATCCTTATATTTTGCATAGAGAATCCATTGACCATTTATGCTGTACTGGATTCCCATGTCGGCCAGTTGTTTGTTCATGGCCTTTCCACTCATACCGTAATCCTGAGCAATCTGACTGATGGTTAGCAAAGCCTTTGAGCGCATAATCAGATCGAGGTAGTTCTTGTCATGCTTCAGCTCCTGATTCTCAATAGTAAGTTGAACGTTTTCTGCTTCAAGTCTTACGTTCTCCTTCTTCAGCTCTTTATTCTCCAAAGACTTGCGCTTGATGGTCTTGTGAGCAATCTCCAGAGCCTTTGCCATGATTTCATCGTCGCTCATGCCGTTCGCATTAATGTAACCACCATCTTTGCGGATAGCTGGCAAGACTTCACTTGTTATCCATTTGCGAAAAGCCTTTGCTTCTGGCTTTCTGCTGTCGAGAATAACATCGTACAAACCATCTTCATTAACAAAGTTTGCTTTTTGAGTTCTTCCAAGCCTGTCTTGGATGGGGTGACTTGAAAACACCCCACCTTCGAGGCGACGAGCAACTGCACTTGAATCGAGTTCAAGAACCTTGCATACATCAGTCAGACAAAACTCAGGATTCTGTGCTGTTCCGGCGGTGCGTATTTCGCCAAACTGCTCACTCTTGAAAATCTGTACCTCGCTCATAGTTCCTTTTTTTTATTAGTGTTTACTTCAATCTCGTAATACTCACAGCGCATGCGTCGTAGTCAGGTTTTACCAGCCACTCGCCCTCCTTCTCATTTTTCATCTGCTGAGCAGTTACCCTGGCAGAAGAAATCTTTTTCTCCTCCATCAGCGTGAAGATGCGTGTCTGTCCAATGTGCATGTCACGCAGCTCCTGTCTTGTTACCTTTTCTTGTGCCATGTTTTAAACTTTCTTAATTATCTTACACTTTTGTATTAAAATCGGGAAGAAAGCCGTATATTTGCACTCTATCACCTTTGCAAAGACGTGTATCACGTCTGACGGCTATTCTTGTGCCCGATTGTTAGTCTTTCTTTCTTTTGGGTGCAAATGTAAGACAAAAATGTAGGATTACAAACATTTATCCTAAAAAAGTGAAGTAATTTAACAACAATTAAGACAAAAACGTATGAATGAGCGACAAAAACGTCTGATTGAGGTCTATGAACATTTGCGTAGGTACTTCGGCATCCACACCAAAACAGGATTTGCCGAAGCAATACAATATGGTCGCACAAGTATGTCGGCTGCTATGAACGGGGATGAGAAATATCTCACCGATAGTTTGTTCAAAAACATCTGTGCCGCCTTTCCTGGTGTTTTCAATATCGACTACCTTCTGAATGGTCATGGTGATCTACTTACTCAAGAAGAGGATGCAAAAACTGAAACAATCAGAATGGAGGAAAGAATGCGCTCTCCGTTAGTCGATATAGATGGAATCGTAAATAAAGCTGTGGAGATTGCTGTTTCGGCGAAAGACGAAACAATTAACGTACTGAAATCTCAGATGACCGACCTACGTATTCAACTTGTCGAAAAAGACAAGGCCATCGAGGATAAAAACAATATCATTGCTATGCTGAAGCAGAGGTTGGCAGAGATGGAAGCCGTTCATGATAACTTTGAAAAATATCCATTCCCAACAGGAGTTGCTGATAAAAACGAATATGAACCTACGCGCGCATGACGTTCATTATATACCCCATATTAACCTTTATATGGCTGCGTGTTTTACACATGTTTTACACCCAGCCCTCTAATACCATCGTGTTAACCCCTCTATATATCGTCCTTTCCGTTAATCCTCGCATAGCCCCAAACGGATCACTTTTTTTGTGGTTGTGGTTATGCGAAAAATCGCTGCATCCACCGTAAATAAAGGGATTAGCGTTAAATCTGGAGAGATTAGGAGAAAAACAAAACAAGCCATTTTGAGACAATTTGAGACGTGATGTTTTACAAACGTTTTACATACGTCGAAAAGTGGTGTAAAACAAGTAAAAACAAGGTATGATAACAACAAAGATAATATTCGACCGGCGAGGCTGGTGTAAACAGAAGAAGAAAGGCATTGTCGAGGTTCGCGTGACCATCGACCGCCAATCAATATATATAAGTACAGGCGTACAGATTTATAAAAATGAGTGGGCAGCAGGCAGAGTGGTCAACCGTCCTGATGCTCAGGTTCTCAACGATCGTCTGGCCATCATCTACGAGAAAGTATGTGAATATATCAATGAAAGTGTAAAACAAGGTGTAAAACCTGACACGGAAAGTGTAAAACATGCCGTATGGCAAATCGTTGAATCGCAATCTAATGACAGAACCTTTGTTGATTGGATTGAAAATCAAATCCCGAAACTCGGTATAACGGAAGGCACTGCAAAGCATTATTCCCCTTTGGTCGCCCGACTGACTGAATATGGCAAAATGAATAGATGGCAGGATGTGACCGTCGAGAATATTGCCAACTTCGATGTCTGGCTGCATCAGCAGACGAAGCCGCTGAGTGATGCGAGACGTAAAACAGGTGTAAAACCTGAGAGGCTGAGCGACGCGGCAGTCTATAACTACCACAAATGTCTGAAGGCTCTGCTCAATCGCGCCAAATCATTCAGGAAGATAGATGTCAACCCCTACGAGTATCTGCGTGGTAAGTTCAAGCGTGGCGAAAAAGAAAACGTGGAATATCTGAACGAAGACGAGATGAAACGATTCGAGGCTATAATTTTGCCAAAGGGTTCAGAGCTCGATGTCGTTCATGATCTATTCATCTTCCAGATGTTCACAGGTCTGCCTTACTCCGACATGCAGGCATTCGACGCAAGCGATTACAAGTGGGACGGCAAAGCATGGAAGCATGTCGGCGAACGCATCAAGACAGGTGTACCGTATGTCTCGCAATTGCTACCGCCTGCCGTGAAGGTGTTGGAGAAGTATGGCTGGGAAATCCCGCAACTCTCCAATGCCGACTATAACCGCCACCTGAAGGCACTCGGACAGATGGCGGGCATCAAGACACGGCTTCACTCCCACCTCGCCAGGCACACCTTCGCCACCTACATGCTGCGCAATGGGGTGAAGATCGAGAATGTCTCGAAGATGCTCGGACATACGAATATCACGCAGACGCAACGCTATGCGAAGGTGCTGGCGCAATCCGTACACGACGACTTCGATATGATAGCCGAAAAGCTCGAAACGAAGAAACGAAAAAGAAAAATGTCTAACCCTTAAAATATTAAAACTATGACACTGTTTTTATTTGCACTGTTAGTTGTCTGTGGCCTTATGGCTCTTGCTGTGTTCGGTCATGGAAATAGTAAAACCGTCAAAGAGAATGTTAATCAAGATGAAGAATTGATAGCAAATACCGTCGGATTCCTCACTAAAGCGGAAGCACTTCGGCAGGCTGAAGTTGCAGGGAATGAACTCGTGAGGGGTGCAATACTCAGCAATACCTACACGGGTCCATGGCCTGAGCGTCGTGCTGATGGCGGTTATCTAAGTATCTTCGATAACCTCCGCATCCTGAAGGTGGCTGGCATGAATTTCCGACAGGGCATGAATCGTTACAAAGGCTTCATCGATGCAGCTCTGGTGCCAGAACCGAAAAACGAGTACGATAAGAATGCCATCAAGGTAGTGTCTATCGACGGACACCACCTTGGCTATGTACCAGCCGAACAGACTGACTTCGTGCGCTCGCTGACTGCCAATGAATTTCCATACAAATGCAAATGCGAGGTCTGCGAAGGCTTTGATGATGACGATGAAAAGTATTACTTCGGCTATGTCTATATCAAGCGACTTGATTGACGAAAAGGACAAAGGGGAGTGCTGTGTGCTCCCATCCCCTTAAAAATAAACTATTTAAAACAAAACGACTATGAAAAAAGTGTTTAACCTGTCGCACCGCGACAAACTCGTTGTGAATCTCTTACTGGGCGTGATTTCCCTAAGTCTCTTAACCCTCTGCCTTTCGTCGTGTGACCGCACAGACGGCGAAGAAAATGCTACAGCCAAAGTAAATGTAGCATGGGCTGATACGCTCGACAAGAAAACCGTCACCTTCGACTTTACAGGCTTGCGGGCAAAGACTCGCGCCACGCTGACGGAGCTCACGATGACCGATCTTTGGGTGTTCGACTACATGGGCGACGCTCTCCAGCAGTCCGTACACCAGTCAAGCACAGATGCCACATTCGGATCTCCGTCGCTCTCTCTCGATTATGGCGACCACACCTTCTACTTCGTTGCCTCTCGCGGTTCTGATCCCGTCGTTGATACCGATGCGAAGACCATCACTTGGGGCAGTGTGCGCGATACGTTTCATGGTTCCATGTCGCTCGATGTTCAACCAAATTCAGGCAGCAGCCAGCCGGTGTCGCTCTCGCGCTGCGTCGGTCGCTTGCGAGTCAGCGCGACTGATGTCGTTCCTGAAGGGGCTGCAAAGCTCGTGGTCATGCCTTCCTCATGGTATTATGGTCTGAATTATATGTCTGGCGAAGGTGTGGCCGATTCGCCGACACCTTTGGCGGTGAACATTCCGAGCAGCTATATCGGCACCACCAAACTCGCCGCCTCGTTTTACACCATCAGCAGCGCGTCACCCTGGCAGACGGATATGACCGTTGCGCTCGTGGCAACAGACGAGAGCACCATCGGCAGCGTGGCCATCTCTGACGTGCCTCTCCAGCGTAACCATGTCACCTCCTACGCTGGTGGCATCGTCGGTGCTGGTCGCACGCTAAATCTTGGCAGCAATGATGAGTGGGTAGAAGATGAGACAGTCAACTGGTAACAAAAACGGGGAGGCCGCTGCCTCCCCCAACTTATCACCATTTACAATAATAAGAAAAATTAAAATACAAACTAAACTGCTATAACAAACCAAATATAAAAACTGATATAAAGCAAGTCAATGTAGCCCAAAACCTCGCGGTTCGCCATTGACTGCTATCCTTTGTCGTCCAAATGAAAGTCACCACCCATGGCACCCAGCACAAAAGCACCAGCGGACGCTCCAATGCGATGGCAGATGTGGATGCGATGCCAGAAGTCCATGCCGACACCATGTGTACCTTGAAGTCCATGCTCTTCTCGTCGCAGTTGGTCAGTGGTGTCACGCCAACGACTGCCAGCAGGAACATAGCCACCATCATCAGTAAAGCCGATGCCTTTCCGCTGGTTTTCTCGAATACAGAAGCCGCAAATGGCAGGCAGTTCGTTGGTACTGATACGAGGATAATCATCGAGAATATCAGCAGCGTCCAAATCCATTTGTTGCGCTGGTTGATGAAGAATACCGTCTGCGATAGCGAGTCTGGGATTCTCTGATTGTAAGTGCAAACCACCGTTACATAGACGGTGAGAAGTGCGAAAGCAATTACGATGTTCATATTCTGTCCTTTCTTTTAGTTGTGGTTTAGCTGAATGGTGTAGGCCCGTCCGTCACTTGTGCCGTTTTTGCCGATGCAGCGGAACTGAAGAACACAACGCCAGAGAGCGTCACGATGGTCATTCGCGTCGACTTGATGTGACTCGAACCGGCAGAGCCGAAATCGTGGTCTGCCGTGCCTGCATAGCTTGAGCCTGCTGCAAGGTTTATCGAGTTTGTCAAGTCCTGCGTGTAGTCCACTGTATAGTCTTCTTTCAGATACTCGATGGTCATCTTCGTGATGGTCACGTTGTAGTCGCTCATGGCGTTATCCAGTGTAAAGCTGTTGCGGATGATGCTTGTCTTCGTCTCGTCTCTGTATGATGACAGGAACAGCACTTTCACGTCTGCCCATCTGATTTGTATATGCACTTTTTGCGGCTCCACCAGCGCGATGTAGTTGCTTTGTGTGGTCGTAGTCGTCACCATCTTATAGATGTCTCTCTGATTTGGCGACTGTGCGCCACGAATGCGGTCTGAGCTGGCAAATGGGAAGATGTCGTAGTCGCCCTCTATCTGTGGGTCTTCAGTATAGGCATGCACGCTGGCACCCATCTGCTGAAACGAAACCATCGTGTCGTTCTGCGTGATGGTATAGAATTTCTTCAGGCTTGCGCTTGTCTGTCGGTTCCATAGCGAGAATCCGAAATACATGTTATAGACTGAAAAACCGCCCATCTGCAAGTCCTCGTATTTCACGGTCAGCCCTGCGCTCACGCCTTCCTCGTTCTTCTCGAATATGAATGTCATATACCCGCCAGGCGATACTTCAACCGTCGAAGACTTGAGATTGCCGAGCGGCTCTTTGGCGCGTTTGAAGTAGCCTTTCGAGCTGCTGTCAGTCGGGTCTTCAATCAGGTCGCTCAGTCTGAAGGCTGTCTGCGGTCGTGTGTAGCTCCAATACTCTGGAACGATGCCTATTTCTGGCGCATTGTTTGAACTGGTGTCGATACCAAACCAAAAGTTAAGCATCTGCCCCAGCAGCTTCGTATTCCAATAGGGAATGTTCCCGATGCCGTAGTTCACCGACCAGCGCTGGTATTCGTTCAGGGCGAATCCGTAAGGCCCGCTGAGGTAATACTCCACAGGCTTGTATCTCGCCCATCGGTTGATGTCACCGTGCTTGAACAAGTCTTGCAAGTCGTCTGTCTGATAGTCAAACGCATCGCAAGCGTCATCAAGCGTATAAGGCAGCGAAATGATGTCGTTACTGAATCCCATGATCTTTCAACAGTTTTTTGATTTCACGTAGTTCTCGGGCGACGGATATGACGGCCACGAGTGCAGCCGTACCGTATTGCATGGAGAGATTGCCTTCATGGTCTTCGCACACCACCTGTGGCATCACATCACGCCAGTATTGGGCGATGGTGCCGACGTGCTCGGTATCTCCCTGGCTGTCGCGCCACTTGAAGAGCACGGCTGGCGCATCGGCTATCTTGTCGAGATCGAGCACCATCTCTTTGCTGACGATTTTCTTCCTTTCGTCTGACACGACCGATACGGCTGAGTCGGCAAAGAAGTTTTCGGCCCTTACGGTCACGCCACTGCGAGAGCTCCTGCCGTTGCCGAAGTCGTATTCCGTGATGGCTGATGACAGCTGGCCACCTTGACGACCGCCGTAGTTGATCCACATCTTATTGCTGCTCGGTGTGGTGTCACAGATATTGAATTCATTACCTCCCGTTATCACATCCTGCACACCCGTCCAAGGCACTTCGTCGGCTTCGTCAGCATGAACCGCTTTTGGTGCCTTCTCCTGATTCTCCCACTTCTCATCAGTGGCGTTATATACGAGCACGTCGCCGTCGGCCTCATTCTCAATCGCCGTGTCGCGGAGCTGCTTCAGCGAGCTTGCGCCCTCGCCTCCACCGCCTCCAGAGTTGCCACCCTTGGCGTTGCTCACGTAGGAGTTGTTCTTTCCTACTCGCTTGATGTACTCTCTCGAAATCTTCATAGCTGCATGATTTTTAGTGTCGTGATATTGTCGCGCCAGCGGTGGCTGATGGCCACGGGGTAGAAGTCTGCACTTTCGAGGCTCACCTTGTAGTCTGGTCCGAGGCTGCTCGTGAGGTTCGTCCACAGGTCTATCTGTAGGCTTCGTCGGATGGTCGAACCGTAGGCTGCAATCAGGTCGGCGACGTGCTGTTCTGGCTTCAGCTGTGTGGTGCCAAATGGGATTGTGTTTGCCACGATGTTGCCGCTGTAGACGAGTCCATATCCAGCCTGGCATCTGAAAGTCTTCGCATTGACGGTATTGGTCTTGTCTGATGAGAAGATGGTGTCTACGTTCACGTCTTCTGGGAAGCTGCCGCCGTTGGCGGTGTATTCCTTGTCGTTCAGGTCGTCCTCTTCTCCGTTTCTCACAAAACCGATCTTGAAGTCCATCAGTGGGAAGTAGCCGTTCCAATAGTTCTGATTCCTGAATACATCATCGACGGCAAAATAAATCTTTCCTGTTATAGGCGCGGTGATGGGGATTCCCATGCCGTCGTAGTCAGCATTATTGTAAATCGTGTCTGTGTTCTCGATTCCATTGTCCTTCATCGACAGCTTGAATTTGCTGGCAGTCGATGTCCACGCCGTGCCATTCCAGTAAAGGTCACCAATCTTCAGTGTGCATTGCCCAGCATGGTCTTCTGAAATTTCAGTATCTTCGTAGTCTGCACGGCCTGATATGTAGAGCACGCCGTCACCTAAGATGACCGCACCCTGACTCTCCATCGAGAAGAGCGGAGTTGTGCTTCTTCTGTTGCCATAGTCCTCTGAGATGAAGCACTCATAGCATTTGTTCCAGCTGAATTTCTTCTTGTCATCTTCCGTATTGTCGTCGAAGGCTGCGAAACGACCATAGCACATCGGAATGCCTGCGCCTTCCTGCTGTTCTGCGTATGACGTAATCTTTATCATCGCATTCTCATAGTTGATGACCCCGCGATACAGTAGCCACACTTCCGTTGGCTCTGTCGGCTCGTTTCTCCACCGATCAGCCCTTGTCGGTGTGTCGTACTTATATGGTCTACAGATGTCGTCGTATGGTATCTCCATGATGACATCATAAGGGTTCAGCTCAGGGCTTACGGTCACCTTCTTCACGCCTGGAATGTACTCTTCGGAGTGGTCGGTGCTGGCAAACATCGCGTCAGTCAGCGCGAGGCTCTTCATGGTGACAGCCGTAAACACGGGCGAAGAAGCCTGCAACTGAGCCAGCGGACATGAGAGCCACCGCTGGTTGCGCAATCCGTCGGTGATGGCTGTGAAGTAGACACCAGCCCCACTCGTGCGGCACGTCCAACCGAAGAACTTGCACAGCTCCTGGAGCAGCCCCAGACAGGTGAAGCGCGAGGTCAGTTCCACGCCGTTCTCCGACAGGAAGTTGCGCCACGACAGCTTGTATCCGAGCCATGTGCGTATGTCGTTGTCGGTCGATGATGATGCGTGGAAGTAGAAGGTGTAGGTCAGCCCTGTCAGCTTCGAGAAGATGTAATAGAGCAACTGTCCGAGCGTCACCATGTCGGCAGGCCCCGTCACTTCCACGTCGAATGAGTCGAGGGCTGACAGTCCGCAGATCAGCGGCAGCTCAAACTCATTGTATATGGCTGGGTAGGTCGTGCCGTAGGTGCCAGTCTGCACATAGCCCTGCCAGCGGATGGTGCTGCCCTGGTAGAGCTTTACGGGCATGGCTATTGCCGACGAGGGGATGAACTGCCGCCACGTCGTATTGTCTTCTGCCACCATACGGACGTAGCCGCTTTGCGTCCTCACTGGCATAAACATATCGGTGTCGGCATCTTCCTGTGTCTCTATCGGTTCAGATGAGAGCTTTGGTGATGTCGCTGGTGTCACGCCTCCGATGTTCAGCGTGAAGGTTGTGCCGTCGAGTGCTACGAAGTTCTGCTGATATGCCATAGTCTTTTTTTTGTCAATAAAACATTGCCGTGGGTTCACTCTGTATAGAACGGGCAGCGTCCCGTTCCCTTGAACTTGACCGAACCTTCGGCAAGATTGCCGACGGCTCCGTTCAGGTCGGCCTGCTGACAGATCACCGTCCCCGTGCGCCGCTGGTCACCCACTACGACACTGATGGTGTACTTGTGGCGTACTTTCAGCAGTCCCTCAAACGGTGCGCCGGCAGTCACCAGGTGATTGAGTGAGATACTCCAGTCGTCGCGTCCTGGTACATAGTCGCGGGCTTCGGCCGTCGATGGGGATGCAATCTCTATCAGGTCGGTCTGATAACTGATGCTGCACGTCTTGGCGGCAGCGATGATCGGGGTTGTCCCCGTCGCGCCCTGGTATATGAAAATGTTTTTCCCGAGAATTGCCATATTTTCTTCTGTTTATCGTTACTTCCAAGTCAAGATTGTTCCGCGACCAGTCCGGCGGGTATAGCGGTCAGACGACAGGAAGATGGTCTCGCCTGACAATCGCCCGAACACTTCTATCCGGCTGTTGCCGCCTTCACTCAGTGCGTTTGCTACCCCGCGCTGCTGGGCTGCATTAAGCACAACCTCACCGGCATTCAAGCCGACGAAACCACCTGCGCCACCATCTACCATACCACCGATGTTGTCACCGCTATATGAGTTGCCCTTGATGACACCACCCTGAGCGTAACCGGTCAGCGAGTGAACGGTCGAGATGGTCGTGGCCATTGCTGCTGCGCCTGCTGCCAGGAACGCCACCCAACCCCATGGGCCCATTGAAGAAGCCGTGACAGATGCCTGGGCGAATCCGAGGGCGATACTGGCTATGGCTTGCATCACCGTGCCCGCTGCCTTGGCTGCAGGGTCTTCCATACTCGCCAGTGCAGCACCGAAGTTGATTGCGGCCTGTGCGCCAAGGTTCTGTGCATCTTTCAGCTGATTCTGCCGCGTGATTCTTGCGGCTTCCTCCTTGGCTATGTCTTCTTGCGCTTTTTTGTAGGATTCCGACGTGATGATCAGTCTATCCATACTATCCTTGATACCGTCAAAGGTCTGTATGGTGTCGTCTCCACCAATGTCGAATGATTTCCTGATGCCGTCGGCATATTCCTCCCATACACTCGGAGGGGCCATCACGTCTTCCGGCTTCAGTTTTTCAGTGTCTACCTTGGCGATTTGTTTTTGGAAATCGTCAAAAGTAGGTATTTTTACAGAAGACGAACCACCACCAGAGCGACCACTTCTGCCGCTGCCGCCGCCAGTCACATCTGGTATATTAGACTCAATCTTGATGGGTTTGTTGATTTCCTTGGCACCTGCTACCAGTTGGTCGCGCATGATTTTTAGCGCGTCCATCTTCTGCTGAAGATACCTCACATCTTGAGACTCTCCTGAGCCCGCACCTGGACGCTTGCCGCCATTCTTGATTTGAGTATCAAGAGCCATAATCTGGCGGTTGTAGTCCTCCATCATTCCGCTCAGCGTGGAGTTGAAGATGTAGTCGCTACCACCGGCCTTCTTGATGACATTCAGTTTCTTCAGCTGCTTGTCAACCTTGGTGTTACCGCTACCAGACTCGCCATTCATGTTGTTCAGCATATTCTTCAGTCGACCTGCCTCGGTGAGTCCGTTCAGCAGTTTGGCAAGCGGACCGCCTACCACGTCGAGGATGGCTATCTTCATGGAAGTCCATAGCTGTGTGCTGGCTTCTTCGACGGGTGCAAACTTGCGGCCAAGTTCCTCCATCTTGTTCTGGAGGCTGACGTTGGCCTGTGCTGCACGGTCGGCAGCGGTCTCTACATAGTCGCCCGCCTTTGCCATCTGCTCGCGGATAATGGCACCGACGGCCTTGGTCATGTCGCCAGTCTCAGCCATCTTGTCTTTGACTTCGGTGGCACTCAGTCCGAGGTTGTCAAGGATCATGAGCGACTTGCGGCCGAGACCTGTCACGATGGAGTCCACCATGTAATCTACCGACTGCCCGGTGTCCTTGGCCTTCTGCTGGGCAAATGCCAGCATCGTGCCCAGTTCATCGAGCGGCAGTTTGAAGTCGTTGAACTTCACGGCGGCTTTCATCAGTTCGATGTCGGTCACGGTGCCGTGGGTAGCCTGGCGCAATCCGTCGAGGATGTCACCGCGTCCCAGCCGCTCGAAGGCAATGCGGATGCCCTCACCCTGCTTGGCCAGTTCCACGCCCTGCTGCACCATGCCGTACATCTCAGAACCAAGATTAGCGACTGCTCCCGCTGCCTTGGTCAGCATGTTACCGCCGAACACCTGCAAGGCTCCAGACATCTTGTCGCCTATGCTGGAGAGGAAGCCACCGCCTTTCATATCGGGCATTTTCATGTCGCCCAGCGACTTGTTTATGCCCTCCATTTCGGCCTTTGCCTGACGGAACTTTTCTTTGATTTGATCAATGCTATTCAAGTAGTCTTGACCGATAGTCTTCTTCTGGGCCTCGCTCATGCGGTTGTACTGCATGGTCAGTTGCTCGATGGTCGCCTTGTAGTCGTTCATCTGCCCTTTGGCGGTCTTGGCCGTCGAGTCCATCTGTCCCATCATCTGCACGAACTTCTGCATCTTCTGGCTCTCCTTTTCGAGAGCCTGCTGAAGTCCGCCGTTAGCCTGGGTGAAGTTGTCAAGGCTCTGCTTGGCCTTTTTCAGACCCGCATCCCATTTACCGGTGCCGACACCGAGTTCAAGCATTGATGTTGCCATATCTGTCGCTATTTATTTTCTACATTATTAAAAGTCTCTTCCAGCCACCTCTCCACGTAGTTCACAAGTGTTGTGCCCAACTGTGCGGCTGCTTCTCGCATATCATTGCTGACGCTGCCGAAGAACGACCGTGCGCCGATACTTCCGCGATTGCCGTAAGTGGATCTCGAACCTCTGCCGACAGCACCGCCAGAACGCGCCGTTCTTACGTCGGTGCCGTATTCGAGGAATCTGAGGATAAATGCACGGTCTGGGCCGTAGTATTCGTAGAGTTTGCGGGTGCGGTCGCTGACGATTCTGTTTCTGCGGATGCCACTCACGCCACCCGTACGCTCCGGGTATGTGCGTGTCTTGTAACTGATGCGCTTGCGGTTGCCCAGGATATTGACATTCCCCTTCAACTCGTCCTTATACATCCGTCGGCTCACGGCATAGGCTGCATCCTTGGCTCCTGCCGACTGCGCCTTCTGTACGGCCTTGGCCCTGACGATGCCGAGCACCTTGCCAAGTTCCTTGCGCACCAGCGGCTCAAACCATCCGTCAAACGCCTGCATCGACATGCTACTCCATGCCGTCTGTACCTCGCTTCTGGCTTGCAATTGCTTGAGAACCTTGGTGATTACCTCGTTCACGTTCTCCAGTTGCGAGAAGTCGGCTCTCAGCCCCTCCACACGGGCGTTTGTCGCTGATAGATGTTGTAGATACGTTGCCATATATAATGAAAAAGCCCGCTTAGTGGGTCTTACTAATCGGGCAAAATGCTGGCGGGGGTTTACTTTATCCTTCCAGTTCTCCGCCCTGTGTATCGCCGCCACCCTCGGTCACGTCCTCGGTGCCTTCCACCTCGGAGCCAGTGATGGGATCGACGCGCTGCCAACTGACTTCGCTGGCGAACTTATCGCTGTACTTCGACGATACGGAGCAGCCCAAACGGGTCTTCTGCTTCGATGGTGTCACCATGTCGGCTGTAGCGGCCTTCTTTACCGTGCCGTCCTGGTTGAGCTCATCCTTGGCAGATGCTCGCAGATTGGGATAGAGGAACAGGAACTCTTCGCCGACGGGCACACGGAAGCCTTTCAGCAGATTGTTCTGTGCGGCCTTCATATACTCCGTGACGGCTGCACGCATGATGCTGGGCGTGATGTCGGTGTTCTGACAGGCCTCGCGGATCACCTCGTCGAAACTGAGCGTACCGTGGGGCACTGGCACGGCATAAAAGGAATGGGTGCCTACTTTCTTGTTCTCGAGAACTTTGTACTTGATTTTTGCCATGATACTTTGAGTTTTGGGTTAATATACTTTTAGTTCGGAGTTAATATACTATTTCCCCGCTAATAATATACTAAAACCTTTGCAGGGGTTTACCTCAAAAAAAAAAAAAAAAAGAGACGGAATGGCAAAATTATTCCGTCTCCTTTTCGTCTGTCTGGCTGTTGTATGCTTTCATAAAGGCTTGCATGTCGGCCACTTCCTCCTCGCTGATGGGTGGCTCGTCGTAGTCGTCGTCGTCATCCTCGAAGAGCATGGGAAACATGTCTTCCACGGTCTTGCCCTTCGGGTCGCGCATGACGTGGATAGCGGCATAGACGCATTCAGCCATCAGTTGATGCTTCAGCAGGTCGCGGCGACGGTAGCCGCGGATGATGCGTCGCACCTCCCAGAAGTGGAGGTCGTAGAGAAACTCACGGCGGGGGATTCCAATTTCGCCCACTAACAACTGATAGATGTCGTGGGCGGTGGTTAGTTTTTTGCCTTGCCCTTTCCTTTCGCTGTTTTGTCTTCGGGTTCGCCTTTGGGGATGTTGTAGAACTTCGCCCAAAGGTTGATGATGGTGCCGAGAGCAACGCCGAGTTCGAGGGGCGTGGTGTCGTTCATCAGGTCGGTGTCCTTGATAGGCGCGTCTTTGTCTTGGCTCTGATAGTAGGCCATGACAGCGGCAATCACGAGGTAGATGCTGCGCTTAGCGTCGGGCATCCGTGCGGGCTTGGCGTTGACACAGGCGATGGTATCCTGAATGATGGCGGCAATGTCTTCGCCCGACAGGTCTTTGTAGGCGATTTCGGTGGCGTAGCAGTAGCCCAGTGTGACGGGCTTGCCTGCGAGGGTTATTTCTTCGTGGATCATAGTTCCGATATATTTTAAATGATGGTTGCGATACTATCGCAACATACTGAACGTTAAAAAACGGGCGACGGGCGTACTAACGGCCCGTCGCGCTTTTATGAGAGTGAGCCGGGCACCAGCGGGCCGTAGCCGTTGATGGTGCCGCTGTAGGTGGCCTGCTGAGAGACTTGGCCGGTAGCCTGCACGTTGGTCATTTTTCCTTGTCCTGAACAGATGACGGTGCCCATCGTGCGGTTCTGTTCGCCGCTGGCGAGGGCAATCTTCCAGTTGATGATTTCGTCGTTGACCTTGCCCTCCATGTCGGCAAAGGTCTTGCCGGTGTCGGTGCCGCTGGCAACGAGGGCAGAGAAATTGATGTCGTAGGTGCGGCCTACCACGTCGTTCTCGTCCCACACGGCTCCGCTGGAGTCGGTGGTGTCCTTTGTTGTGCTGTTCTCTGTCTGTGCTGAGCCATGCAGGCTGAGTTCGGTGCTCATGGCTATCACCTTGTTGCTGCTACCTTCTACGATGAAGAGTCTGAGATGTTGTCCTTTATCCATAGTCGTAATGTTTTAGAGGTTGTACTCATGCCAATGCTCCAGCACCCATATACTGGCGTGTGACCTGTATAGTAGTTCTGTTATTGGCGTTTATGGTAAAGTCGTTGAGAATGGCCAAACCCGAGCGGGCGAAGGCTGCGTTGTTGGGTGTGCGGTTCTGGGAACCTTCCTTGGTCTCATCCCAGCCGACTTGCACTTTCTCGTCGCTGACGAACTGCTGAATGACGGCGATGAGCGCGGCAGCGGTGGCCTCGTAGCTGTCCACCTGCACCGACCATGAGCGTGAGGTCATCTGCTCCATGCCGAACGAGCCCTCAGAATCCTTGGTCTTGGCGTCTTCCATATTGCCGGTGATGCTCACCTGGCAGTTCGTGGCCTCAGATACGGCACCGCCTCCGACGAATGCACGGAAGTTGTTGCCTTTAAGTTTCTTTAATGCCATAGCGTGTTACTTTTTGGTGATTGTTACTGTTTGCTCAAAGCTGAAGGTGTCGGGGTGGTACTGGCAAATTGTGCGCGTCCACTTGGTTCCTTCTGGGAGAGAGTCAACCAATGTCTGGCACTGGCTGTAGATTTCCTCGCGGCTCTTGGCCGTGAGCGTCACGCTGCCCTTGCTGAGCAGCTCTTCGGTGAGTGATGTCTTGATGCCGTTATCCATTGTCTTCTGTGGTTAGGTCAACATCGCACTGATAGCGGAGCACCTGACCGTAGCCGGGCTTCCATTCGTCATAGAGGATGGGTTCTGCCGTGAACTGGTAGCCGCTCACCTGGGTTTCGTTCTCGACGAAATAGGTGTGTACGACTTCGCGCACCTGCTGCGTTAGGTCGTGAAGCGCGGAGAGGGTTGCCGCCATGACGGTGATGCCTATCTGCACATGGTCGCAGTCGCTCTCGTAGGCATCGTCCTTCGTGGTCTGGTCGTTGTTCAGCCCGTCGAAGGTGACGATGAGATAGGGGACGGGCACGTTGTCCGCGTCTTCTTCGGGCAGGGGAATGGCCGTTCCGTAGAGACGGGGCTGCTCGCTTCTGTGCTCCTCGCCCTTGCTGACGTAGGTTGTGATGGCCTCCATCAGTTCGGGCGACGACTGGAGGGCGGCGATGAAGATGCTGTCGGTCTGTAGGCTCATGCTGTCAGTCGATATTGATGGTTAATGATTTTATTTACGACGAACTCCAGCAAACGACCGCCGACGTAGCCCTGCAAGTAGGCTGCCTGCTCCGTGCCGAGTGCCACGCCGTAGTATTCGGCGACGTGGGACTGCACGTGGTCGGTCTCGTGGTCGATGGTGTTCAGGAACTCCCGCAGACTGGTAGCACGGCCTATGCACACGATGCTTTCACACCGGCCCATCGAGGTGAGCGTATAGCCTGCGTTCCAGCCTTGCAGGTTGCTGACGGCATCTTCCACCATCTGGCGTGGGGCACCCAGCGAGCTGAGCATTGCGCCCACTTCGCCGAGGTCTTGCGGCCATACGTCGTAGAGTACGGTCACGTCCCAGTAGCCTTCGATGTCAAGATGCTGTGCTGTCATTCGTCAATTCACTTTAGAGTTGGTTGCGGTTCTCGGCACCGTTGCGCCCGTAGGCATCGCGCTGCCCTTTCATGTAGGCCTCGCGCTCCTCTGGAGTCATGTAGTCGAGGTGCTGGCCTTCCATGTGCTTGTCGCGCATAGCCTGCTCGTAGCCCTCGCGGTAGCCGTCACGGTAGCCCTGTTCAAACTCACGGCCTACGGTCATGGTACGGTAGTTGCCGCCCGTGCCGCCCGTTCGGAACTGGTGGCGCATCTGTTCGCGCATCTGTTCCTTCAGGTCCTGGCCGTCGTTGGTCAAAATCAATGTTCCACTGTTTGGATCGTAAATCATTGCTTTATCTGTTTTTATCGCAGTCGCCATGACTATGAATCCTTTTTCCCTCCCTTCGTTGCCGGTGCCGGTGCCGGTGTACCGCTCAGTTTCTCAAGCAGTTCGATGGTGCGAGTTTGCAAGTCCTTCATGCTTTGCTGTTCGCCTTTCATAGCTGCCAGTTCTGCCTGAAGGCTTTCGATGGTCTCAGCCTGTCGGCGAGTGGCCGCATAGCCGGGGTTGATGGCTTCCTTGCACTTGGGGCCGTCCTGCTTCAACTTCTTGTAGTAGTTGAGATTTTGGAGAATCTTGTCGGCTTCGCTCACCTTTTCGTCGATGATGCGCTCTGCCGTCTCGCGGTTGCCCGTGTAGATTTCCGGGTCACGGCCAGCCACTTCGAGGCCGACGGGTAGCCCTGGCACAAGCCTGTCTTGACCACCGATGTTCACGGTGATGTCAACCAACTGGGAGTTGAGCGTGTTGTTCATCGGCCAGTAGGGTGCCGATTTGCCTTTCACTGTGCCGACGGCTACCTGTAAGCCGCCGTTGGTGCTGATAACGTAGAAGTTCGCACCGATTTGGAGTTCTGAAAAATTATTCATAGTCATAGTTCTTTTGATTGTTAATACTCTTGTTAATTATGTCGTTGCCGGAGCGGGTGTGCTCATCAGCTGGAGGATGTTGTTGCCGAGGTCGTTGAACACTTCCAGTACGCCTGTCCCCTGAAGGTCGGCCACCGTCACGGGCTGGCCTCCGAAGAAGGTCAACTGGCGGGTGTTGCCGTTCAGCGATAGCGTCACGGGCAGCGCGGCGTCGGTTCCTGTCGGGATGG